CCCCCTAAAACTATGTGTTTTATAGGTGGTACAATATTTGATAACCCTGCGCTAATACGAGCAAACCCTACATACCTAGCGGAGCTTAATTCTCTCCCAGATATAGAGAAAGCAAGGCTGCTACATGGTAACTGGAAAGTACGTGCTCAAGGTTCTTCTTACTTCCAAAGGGAGTGGTTGATCAAAACAGCACATCCTCCAAGGAGTGCTGTATACTGTAGAGCTTGGGATAAAGCTGCTACGAAACCTTCAGAGGTTTATCCAAAACCTGATTATACCGCTTGTACTAAAATGGCTAAAGATAAGGAAGGTAACTTCTACATTTTAGGTCAGTATCACCCTAATAACTTTGATGAGGAAGACCCACAAGTATTAGGTAGGTTCAGAGAAAGGTCAGGTAGACGTGATCAGTTAATAGAGTTACAAGCAAAGCATGATGGAGCAGATTGCGCTGTTGTGTTCTCCCAAGACCCAGGATCTGCGGGACTAACAGAGTACACCGAGTCTGCTAAAAAGTTAATAACCAAAGGCTTTAGAGTCCAGAAAGACCCTATGCCACCTATTAACTCAAAATTGACTAGGTACACACCTTTTTCCTCTGCTTGTGAGAACGGTCTTGTCTACATCGTAGAGAGTACTTTTACTAAAGAAACATTAGAAGCCTTCTATGCAGAGCATGAGGCGTTCAACGGGGAGAGATCATCTAGAACCCGTAAAGATGATATACCTGATTCCACAGCATCAGCCTTTAATTGGTTGTGTAAAAAAGCTGTGATACCTGCTTTCACCTTGGAAGAATTTACAAGGGATAACCCATTTGGAGACTAAAAATTGAGTGAAACTATAGGGGATATCTCATTAGGTGGTATGGGTTCTGAGTTGAGCACTATCGGCCTTCAAGTAGGTAACGGTGTGATCTTAGAAGACTGTGCAGAGGCGTTACGTTGGCCCCTCAGTAACAAGACTTACTCCAAGATGAGCTTCGACCCTACTATTGCGTCTGCTAATCAGACCATCAGAGCGTTTATTAGAAATGCCAAGTATGATGTTGAGGTTGATGGAGAGTCACCAACAGAAGAACAAAAAAACCAAATAGCTTTTATAGAAAGCTGTATGAACGACCTTGATACATCTTTTGAAGATGTCATTAATGAGGCTTTGAGTTTCCTTAAATATGGTTACTCTATACATGAGAAAGTTTTTAAGTTTAGAAACCGCAAGGGTAAATTTAAGTCAAAGTTTGATGACGGTAGAGTTGGTTGGGCTAAGCTTCCTGTAAGGAGCCAAGACAGTATCTCACGTTGGAACTTCGATGATAAAGGAAGAGAGTTACTTGAGGTTGAGCAAGACTTAAACCAAGTTGCCCACCAGTACAATTACCATAAAGGTTACACTGGGTTTCAAACTAATAAGATTATCCTTAAGAGAAAGAAGTTCCTACATTTCAGACATAACGTTGAGAGGAACAATCCAGAAGGCACAAGCCCTCTTAAGGCCTGCTACCTACCTTGGACTTATAAATCTAAGATAGAAGAGTATGAGGCTATAGGAGTAAGTCGTGACTTAGGAGGTCTGCCTGTAATAAGCCTACCACCAGAGTACATGTCAGCAGATGCCTCAGATGATAAGAAAGCTGTCTATGCTTACTACAAGAACGTTATACGTAACTTACATGCTAACGAACAAGCTGGTTTAATACTACCTAGTTTCATAGACCCAGAGTCTAAAAAGGATCTGTTTAGTTTCCGCTTAGAATCAGTACAGGGCGGTAAGATGTACGATACTGGTGCTATTATCAGTAGGTACGAGAATAAAATTCTTATGACGTACTTGGCTGACGTTCTTAAACTTGGTCAGGATGCTTCAGGTTCTTTTGCCTTATCTGATAATAAGACTAACTTACTCGCTGTAGGAATCCAAGCCATTATTGGTGAAGTTCTACAAGAGTTCAACAACGATCTTATACCTCAGACCTTAAAACTTAATGGTTGGGATATCTCTAAAGGGGATACACCAAGGATAATACTAAGACAACTAGATGATAGAAACCTTGATGAACTTGGTAAGTACGTTCAAAGGGTAACTTCAGTTGGCGCTGTAGAGGTAGATGAGAATCTTTCTGATTGGCTGAGAAAAGAAATGAAAGCACCTCCTGTAGACCGAACCAAACCTATTAAGCCAGAATTAGTTTCTGGTGGACTATCTAAAGCAGGTGAGGGTATGAAGACTGGCGCAGAAAACGGTACAGCTAAAACAGTAGCTGGTAAAGATAACTCATCAGGCAATACGGAGAATTCATGATGTTTGACAAGGAAAATTTTATTATAGGTCTCACTGACTTAGTTGAAAAGTGCGTAGGAGGCTCTGAAACGCCAAAAGCGCACCTTCAGGAAACCCCTGTGGTAAAATCAACCAATGAGCATAAAAGACTGTTCACTGCTGTTGTGTTGCGTCCTAACGTGCCTGACTATGAAGGTGATATCTATGACGAAGAAGTTGTAGAGAAAGCTTGTCATGACTTCAATGAATTTTGTTCCCAAGGTAATGTCCAACACCTCATCCAAACAGATTTAGTTGTCCCAGTAGAAAGCTGGATAGCCAAGTCAGATTTTATATTAGGTGAGGGTGAAGTTAAGGCACAGGACTGGGTGATGTCAGCACGCATAGATAACGATGAATTATGGGACATGTGCCTAAAAGGAGATTTCACAGGATTTTCGATAGGTTGCCCAGCACTTGTAGAGGAACTAAGTAATTAATATGGATGAAGCTAAAAGAAAAATTCACAAGTTTAATTTTAAAAAGAATGGCTCTCACGTAGCTATCGTGGACAAGGCGTGTAACCTCCAAGAAGTCCTAACAATGAAAGCCCAAGAGGATGAAGTCCAGGTTACTTTGTCTATGAAGAATTTCCTTAAGAAGTTCTTCGATTTATGGGAAGAGGATGCTGCTATCTTAGCAGGTATCTTAGGTTACAGTTCAGAAGCTTGGCAAGACGGTAAGAAAGAGGACGGTACTTATATGTCCGATGAAGAATTTATAAATAGTAAAATAGAATCTGTGCGATTACTTAAAGGGGCTAATGTAACTGACACCGTCCCTGCTAGTGTTGCACTAAAAGTCGAAGAACTATTAAAACAGTTTGGAGATAAACTCAATACATCAGGGATTTCCCATGATGTGATATTAGATGATAATAAGGGAGATCCTAAATTGGATAAAACCGAAATTGCGACCGAAGAGTTGCTAGTACTTAAAGCTGCGGCTGATGAAGTATTGGTTCTTAAGGGGCAGATGGAAGCACTAAAAGCTTCTGTTGAAGCTAAAGCAAAAACAGAGATGGAAGACCTTGTAAAAGGATATTCTTTCATTACAGAAGACAAGCAAGAAGGGTTTGTAGATTACCTACTTAAATCTGAAGGCAGTGCTGTAGTTCTGGAAGTACTAGAAAAGGCTAGAGATGCTATCGCAGCTTCTATCCTTGATGAAGACGGTACTGAAGGTGAAGACCTCGGCATAGAATCTAAAGAAACTTCTTTAGAAAAATCAGTTAGCCTTGTTGCTGACATTTTAAAAAAGCGTAAAGCTTAATTAGGAGAAATAATAAATGGCTGCTGTTCTAACACGCGCTAATAAAGTTGGTAACGTTGTAAAGAAAGAGTTCTGGCCTGATGAGATGTGGTGTCGCAAAGAAGTGACACTAACTTACGCCAACTTGAGTGCTAATGCTCCCGGCGAAGTTATCTTTAATGCTGGTAATGTAGCTGCTAAGTGGGTCACAATGCCTGCTGCTGTAGCTCTGACAGATGGTATCGCTATCATCATAGACCAAGAGATTGCAGACAACATTCAGAAAGATATTGATGGCGCAGCTACAGGTGATGTAACAACTGTTGTTATGTACCGTGGGCCTTCTGTTGTTCGTTCAGGTGCTTTGACTTATGCAGACGCAACAGACATCGTTGATATTAAAGCTGTACTTGCAGCTAGCAATATTGAACTTGTAGATATGTTCTCTGTTGCTACACAATCTTAATCTAGGAGTTTAAAATAAATGGCGATTACACGCACACTAACAAATGGTAACACTCTTACCGATTGGACAGAAGAAGTCAACGACTTAGATAACCAATACGGTTTGCTTAACGGTTCTGGTTTATTTGACGGGGCAGGTACTTCTCAAACTTCTATCTTATTTGATAAGACCACAAACCAAATCCTTCAGCTTCCTCAAGTACGTCGAAATGCTGGCCCTGCCTCTAAAGGTGCTGATCGTAAGGTTGAGACTTTCAGTCTTGCTTTACCTTACTTCTTGCATCAAGATTACGTTACTCCTCAGGATATCCAAGGACTTCGTAAAGCTGGTACACCAGACAGTGCAGAAACTTTAGCTAATGCTATTGCTGTTAAGCTAGAAGACATGCGTTTGACAGCAGATCAGACTCGTGAGTTTATGAAGATTCAAGCTATCAAGGGTGTCACTAAAGATGCCTACGGTGTTGAGATTGCAGATATGTTCTCTGAGCTTGGCTTGACTGCAACAAACTACCAAGTTGATTTTGATCTAGGTAACGCAGCTTCTGACATTGATGGTCACATCTCAACACTTAAACGTGGTGTTGCTAAAGATGCTAAGACAGGTGGACGAATTGGTAAGATCGAAGTAATGGTTTCACCTGAATTCTTCGATGCACTTGTTGGTCATCCTAAGATTCGAGAAGCATACTTGCACTACGCAGCAGCGGCTAAGTCTGATTCTGTTCGTGGTGATCTTGCTCGTTATGAAGCATGGGGTGTCGTAGATACATTCGTTCATAAAGGTATTACTTTCTTCAGCTACGATGCTGAGTTTACCAAGGATGATGGAGATGGAACTACTACAATAATCAAAGGTGTTGGTGATACTAACTCCCGTGATGCAGTAGCTAAATCTGGTTTCACAATCGTTAATGGAGTTCGTAAGCAATACCGTGGTGTATTCGGGCCTTCTAACACATTGAGTGGAGCCAACTCAGTAGGTTCAGAAATGATGATCTTCCAGTTTACAGATCCTAAAGACCGCTTCCACGAGATGGAATTGGAGATGGCTGATTTGTACTACATGGCACGTCCACAGATGTCTTGGCGAGTATTCTCTAGTACTTAATTAGGCGCTAGGGTATTAAAAGGAGAGCGGAGGATTATCTCTTCTCTCCTTTTTTGTATTAACAAGATAACTTTAGGTAGAAAGATGCAATATTTACACGACAGGGTTGTAGAGGGTCAAGGTGTAGCGGCTATAAAAGATGGTAGAACTTTTAGGGCATTCCACCTTGATTCTCTACTCTCTACTGCTAAATTTTATTTACTTATCGCCACAGGTGGTTCCCCCTTAATAATCAATAGACTCCACCTATCTACTTCTACATCGGGTAAAACAATTTTACGTTTATATGATGGTACAGGTTCGACAGGGGGTAGTGTAATTCAAAGTTTCAACCACAATAGTTTATCCACAAACATATCAAAGGCTGTGATAAAGCACTCCGTGACACCACCAGCACTAACAACAGTCCTAGACCAGTTTGTGTTGTTTGGAGAATCTACTAACGGTGTTAAAGCGGATATAGGTGACACCCAATCCCTCTCAAACTACAGGATAGCAGCCCCCAATTCAAACTTATTATTAGAAATAGAAAACTTAGGCTCAGACACAGATTTTTTCTTTAAACTTTTCTTTTCAGAGAAGAACCCAACAATTGTGTAGGATATAACAATGCCAGTAAATAGGTTTGGTACAGGACAGTACGAATCGTCTACAACAGAAGCAGTTAAAGATGGGAGGATGTTTAGGTCCTTTGTAAGTGGCACAATCGCAGCAGGTGCCACCAAGACACTATTAATGAAAACCCCCACCTTACAAGATACGAGGGTAACTGTAAGGGATTTACTTGTCGCCTCTTCAGACTCCCCTTTAGCTATGACAACAATTACAGCCATGACAGTTACGAACGACGGTACCCCTCTTAGTAGTTACAATTTTGATTTAACCTCTTCGCGCTTATCTCAGTCACAATTCTTTGAAGACCCTGTCTACACAGGCGGTATTATTATCGACAAAGATCTAGTACCATCAGGTGCACAGAGTGGTCAGAATATACAAGTTGGTTCTCGTATAGCATCAAGGTTTCCGCAGATAGGTCCATCTAATTCAAGTTTTGCATTGGAACTAGCAAACATAGGGACGCAAGTAGCAACCTATATATTTAAGATAGTGTGGGAAGAAGTACCTTAACCAATAACTACAGAAAAGGGGTTTGAAAGTGTCACAGTGGTCTAAGAGTACATTAGTAGCAGTTGTAGCAGTTGTAATTTCAGTTTTGTCATTAACTGCTACAGGTATTAAGGAAAGCGTAGCAACAACAACAAATCACGAAAATAGGTTAACAGTAGTAGAGCGCAACCTAGTGGCACTGACTCCTATTGTTAACCTTACCCCTGTCCTTTCAAGCCAAATGACAGACATTAGTGAGAACCTTAATCTTATGAGGAACTCTTATAACAGGCAATCAAGAGGCTTTGAGAGTATTGCCAAGAGAACGTCAGGTTTAGAAGTGGAAACAGCAGTTACTAATAAGACTATTGCAAACCTTACCTTAGCTGTCAGTAAACTCTCAACAGATACTAGAGAGCTATCCCGCGTAACAACAAGTGTAGAAGTTCTTGGAGCCAAGTTAGAAGCCCTTGAAGAAAGCAATAGGAGAAGTTACAGACCATGAGCTACACAGGTGATCCAGCTAACAGCGCAACAGATCGAATTAGATTGTGTGTAGGCGATACAGATACTTTTGATGAAGGTCTTACAGACGAAGTCTATCAATACCTCTTAGATAAACATGCTAGCAACGAACCCCTAGCTACAATAGAAAGTTTAAAGTATTTAACTACTAAATATGCGAACTTTATAGATGAAAAGACAGGTGGCCTGTTCACTAGAGAATCAGATAAGTACAAGCACTATCGTAGTCTTCTAGATTCCTTTACAAAAGATCCCTCTCTTTCACTTCTTTCAGCGGGTCTACCTTTCGCAGGTGGTATCTCTATAAGTGATCAAGAAGCTAACTGTGATAATACAGATGCCCGTCAAGTAGTGTATCGAGAAGAAGTAGATGATTGTGTAGATGGTACACCACTTAATATTGTTATTTAGGTTTTGTTATGGAAACTAAAATAATTAAAAAAGGTAAAACTTTTGAGAAGCTCTTGAAAGCTATAAGGGACTTGAACAAAGAAACTATTGAAGTTGGACATTTTGCTGAACAGGGTAACCACTACTCTAAAATGAGTTACCCTAAGTTACTAGAGTTCTGGGCGTTTGGTGCTCCTTCTGGTTTAGGATTTGTTAAGCAGGATGTTAGGAAACAATTTGTACACGATTACTTTATGTCTCGTGCTATAGAAAAAGAACCTATGTATGTGGCTTCCTTAAAAACTTGGTCAAAGACAACAAGTAATACTAACAGTACTAGTTTGCTCTTAACTCAGGTAGGCGGTTTACTTAAAAAACGTTATATGTCTGAATTCGATAAGAGGCAAGGCCCGTTCATGATGGGTACTGTAACACCTTTGTTCGAGACAGGTGACCTGATGAGAAAGACTAAGTTCAGAACATCGAAACAAACCACACTAAGGTAAGAGTAACATGACAAGAGCAATGAGCAGGTTACCTCTCACTATTAACAGGAATGATACAAGTGGAAACTACGATATTAATGGTGACTGGGTTGATGGCGTTAGAACAGATGTCAATATACGTTGTAGTATCCAACCTTTTCAAAAAGGAACCACAAGGCAAGTCCTCCCCAGCGGAGTAGCATCTAACGATGCTCTTGTAATCTTTACAGCGACTAGTTTAAAAACTGTCGATCAATTTGATGTCCTAACAGCGGATAAAGCTACAATTGATTCTCAAACCTACATAGCATCTTCTGTAGCAAACTGGGCAAGAGCCTCTAGAAGAAATTCAAACTATGAAGTTATC